CTGGTTTAACATCAGCAGCGGATAAAGGAATACAATTTACAGGATCCGGCACTGCTGGAGTTTATGATTTAACGACTGCCGGTAAAGCATTGTTAGATGATGCAGACGCAGCAGCTCAAAGAACGACTTTAGGGTTAACAACATCTAGTGATGTTCAATTCGACTCTTTTGGAGTAGGAACTGCTGCTTCAGGAACAACTGGAGAAATAAGAGCAACTAATGATGTTACTGCTTTTTACTCTTCAGACGTTGCACTTAAAGAAAATATTACAAATATTCCTGATCCAATAGAATCATTAAAAAAATTAAATGGTGTTTTATTTGATTGGAAAAAATCCTATCTTGATCAAAGAGGTGGCGAAGATGGCTACTTTGTTAGAAAAAAAGATGTGGGTGTAATTGCACAAGAAGTAGAAAAAGTTTTACCAGAAGCTGTTGCACAAAGACCAGATGGAATCAAAGCTGTTAAATATGACAGATTAACTTGTTTACTTATAGAGGCAGTAAAAAAATTATCAGATCAAGTCGATAGTTTAACTAAAAAGGAACGTTAAAATGGCTGTTCCCAGTAATCCTAAATTATCAGATATTCAAACTGAATTTGGCGGATCAAATCCAATACAACTTACAGAATATTATTCTGGAGGACCTTTAGTTCCGGCAACTTCACCAGCTCCCAATGGACCTATTCCAAGTTCAGGTACAATCACTATGGGTGATTTTAGAGGAGCTGTAAAACAATCTTTTATAGATGCTTCAGGTGGAACAGAATCAACTTCTGGAGATTACAAAATTCATACATTTACAGGACCGGGTACTTTTACGGTTAATGCAACTGCAACTGCTCCTGCTGATAATAAAGTTGATTATCTAGTAGTAGCAGGAGGAGCAGGATCAGGTTACGGCCAAACTGGAGATGGCGGAGGCGGTGGAGGAGCTGGAGGATTTAGAGAATCTGTCCCTAGTCCTGCTGCATGGACTGCAAGTCCACTAGCTAATCCAGGTAACGCTAGACCAGTATCAGCAACAGGTTATCCAATAACAGTTGGTAACGGTGGTGGCGGATCTGGAGGCGGCGGTGCCGGCAGTGATGGCAATAATTCAGGATTCAGCGATATAACATCCGAAGGTGGCGGAGGCGGAGGAGGAAGTAGACCTCCCTCTGCTGGTAGAAGTGGAGGATCCGGTGGCGGAGCCGGAGGACACTATGGTCCAGGTAGCGGCGGCACTGGTAATGCACCCCCTGTATCACCACCTCAAGGTAGACCCGGTGGACCTCACCCAGGTGATGCTGGAGGAGGTGGCGGTGGAGCTACACAACCAGGACCTTCATCAGGTGGAGGAAACGGAGCAACTACAAGTATAAATGCAAGTCCAGTAGAATATTCAGAAGGCGGTAATGGTGGCAGTGGTCCAACAAGCAATGGACCTACAAACTCTGGAGATGGCGGAGGAACAGGTTTCTCAGGATCAGCAAGTGGTGGTTCAGGTATTGTTATATTAAGGTATAAGTATCAATAGGAAAATTTATTATGGCAAGTTTTGCAAAAATTAGTGAAGAAAATGAAGTAATACAAGTATTAGCGTTAGACGATGTAGATTGTCAAAACGAGAGTAACGTAGAAACTGAATCAGTAGGACAAGCATATTTAGAATTACACAATAACTGGCCTGCACATTTATGGATTCAAACTTCTTACAATACTAGAGCTAATAAATATTGGAATAATGATGGCACAGAACATTCTGATCACTCAAGAGCATTTAGAGGCAACTACGCATGTATTGGTTTTACGTGGGATTCTGCTAATGAAATATTTTGGCCTCCACAACCATATGCTTCATGGACTAAAAATACAACTACTGCGGAGTGGGATTCTCCTGTATCACAACCTTTATTAACTTCTGAACAACAAAGTCAAAACGATGCAAAAACTCATAAGTGGTGGTACGATTGGAATGAAGAAAATCAAACTTGGGATTTGACAGACGTATTAGCTTAATATATATTTATATATAAGGTTTTATGCAGAAGAAAGTATTAACAGAACAAGCTTTATATTTTGGCAAAGTAGAAATGCCAAAAAATTTTGAAATTAATAATAATTTATTAAGAGCTGATATTTTAGAGTCATACATTCAAAATAGTGATTTTAAATTTTCTAGAGATTGGGATAAATTAAATACTTACATAAGAGACTACATAAAAGTAAAACACGATATTAAATTAGTTAACAAATTATCGTGGGGAAATGTATATAAACCTTTTGAAAATACTGGACCTTTATTAGAAGTAGATCCGGTAGATCTTAGACACTCACCTGACTTTATAATGTTATATGGTGTGCAAGTAAAAAACTGTTTTGTTAGAATTTTCTATGATGATAATAGACGTAAGGGAAGAAGTTGGGACATAGAAATTAAAGACAATGAATTTATAATTTTTCCTTCAAATAATACATATGCTGTATCAAATAAACAAAAAGATGACTCATTAAATTTTATTCAAAACATAACATATGAATATATTTAATCATTATTGGTGGTTTAAATCAGCAGTGCCTCCTAAAGTTTGCGATGATATTATTAGATATGCACTTCAAAAAAAAGAAACTAGAGGTTTAACGGCTGGCTATGACGATAAAAAATTAACTAGAAAAGATGTAAAAAATTTACAGAAAAAAAGAAAATCAGATCTTGTATGGTTAAATGACGATTGGATTTATAAAGAAGTTATACCTTATATTAAAGCTGCAAATAAAATGGCCGGTTGGAATTATGAATGGGATTACTCTGAACAGTGTCAGTTTACAAAATATAAATTAAATCAATATTACGATTGGCATTGTGATAGTTGGGATAAACCTTATAATAAACCAGATATTCCTAATGAACATGGTAAGATTAGAAAACTATCTATGACTTGTCAGTTAACAGATGGTTCAGAGTATGAAGGTGGAGAATTAGAATTTGATTTTAGAAATCACGATCCCGATAAAAAACCTAACATTAAAACATGTAAAGAAATATTACCAAAAGGATCTTTGATTGTATTTCCTAGTTTTCTGTGGCACAGAGTTAAACCAGTTACGAAAGGAATAAGATATTCATTAGTTATGTGGAGCCTTGGATATCCTTTTAAATGAAAATTTTAATAGTAGGGGGAGGTAGTGCAGGTTGGATGACTGCAGCTACATTACAATCACAATTACCTCAACACAAAATACATCTTATTGAATCTAAAAATATATCTACTGTTGGTGTAGGAGAAAGCACTCTAGGACAAATTAGAAGTTGGATGAGACTTCTTAAAATTAATGACAACGATTTTATAAAACATGTAGATGGTTCTTATAAATTAAGTATTAAATTTACAGATTTTTACAAAAAAGGAGAAGCTTTTCATTATCCTTTTGGTCTTCCTGATATGGAAGGCACTGAAAACGGTATAAACGATTGGTGGTTTAAAAAAATATTTAATCCAAATACTCCTAATTCTGATTATGCAGAATCTATGTTTCCACTACAAATGGCTTTTGTAAATAGTAAAAAATTTAACAAAAATACAAACGCATATGCTTATCATTTTGATGCAACTAAATTTGGTTTATGGCTTAAAAATAATTATTGTAAAAAAGTAAAACATATTGTTGATGATATTGTTTCAATTGAACAAGACGAAAACGGCATTAAATCTTTAAATAATAAGTATAAAGCAGATCTGTATATAGATTGTACTGGTTTTAAATCTTTGTTGTTAGATAAAACTCTAAAAGAACCTTTTGAATCATATTCTGATTTACTTCCAAATGACTCTGCTTGGGCAACAAAAATTCCTTTTAAAAATAAAAAGAAAGAATTAGTTTCATATACTAATTGTACTGCAATACAAAACGGTTGGGTTTGGAATATACCTCTGTGGTCTAGGATAGGAACAGGATACGTTTATTCAAGTAAATTTGTTTCTGACGAAGAAGCGTTAAAAGAATTTAAAAAGTATTTAGGTAAAGATAATTTAGAATTTAAAAATATAAAAATGAGAGTAGGTATTCATAATAGACTATGGGTGAAAAACGTAGTGGCAATTGGCTTGTCTGCAGGTTTTATAGAACCATTAGAAAGTAATGGTCTTTTTTCAGTGCATGAATTTTTAATAAAACTATTAAGAAATATAAGAGGAGAAAACATATCTCAATGGGACAGAGATAATTTTAATTTTCAATGCAAACATTTGTTTAGAGAGTTTGCTGAATTTGTAGCGTTACACTATGCTTTATCTCAAAGAAACGATACTCCTTATTGGAAACATCTTTTAAATAAATCTTGGGAAGATTCATTAACAAATTTATTGCCAAAAGGTATAGATGGTTTTAGAAGTTTTGTAGCACAAAGAACATATGATTACAGGTTTTCTACTAATGGTGGGATGCATTGTATAGCTGCTGGAATGAATTGGTCTCCAACAGATTTAACAACTTTAATTACTCTTAATTCTTTTGATATTAAACTTATTAAAAAAAGTTTTCAACGATGTATAAATAATTTAGATGAAAGAAAAAAGAAAAACAAAAAATTTATTAAAACAGAAAAAGATTTATTTACTGTTTTAAAAAACATACATAATGATTAAATGATAAAAGTTTTCAACAGTTGTGTGTCTCAAAAAAATTTAAAACATTTTGATAAATTAATAGATGACAAACAATTTTCTTTATTTTTAACAATAAAATCTGCTGTAGGTAAAAAATGCAATCCTACTTTTGAACACTGCGTTGTTAAAGTGCCAGAATTTAGAGAGGATCAATTTGGAATTAATTCTGGTTTTTATAATTTTTTTAAAAATATATTTAATGAGTTTTGTATTAAAAATAAAATTCAATATAGTGAGATATATAGATGTAGTGTAAACGTTACTATGGCAATTAATAAAGGTAAACTTAAATCTCACGTTCATACTGATCATCCGTATGAACATAAAAGTCTATTGATATACTTAAATAGTCCGGATATTAAATCTAAAACTATATACATTGACAATAAAAAAAAGAAATATATTATAAATCCTAAAAGAAATAAAGGTGTACTTTGTGATGGATATAAACATTATTACTACTATCCTAAACACGGATATAGAATAGTTTTAATTTATACATTTATATGAGTTTTAAAAAAAATAAATATGCAGTTATTAAAGAAGCTATTAGTAATGATTTAGCTATTTTTTTATTTAATTATTTTTGTATGCAAAAACAAGTTTATGATACTTGTAGAGCTACAAGATACATATCTCCTTTTGAAAATATTATAGGTGAGTATGAACCTAGTGATGGACAAATACCAAATACATATGCTCAATACGCTAATATAGCTATGGAAACTTTATTACTTAAATGTCAACCTAAAATGGAAAAAGTAACAGGATTAAAATTATACCCTGCTTATACTTATGCAAGAATATATAAAAAAGGTGATATACTTGAAAGACACAAAGATAGGTTTAGTTGTGAAATATCTACAACTATGAATTTAGGTGGCGATCCTTGGCCTATATATTTAAATCTTGATTCAAAAGCAGGTCATGTTTATGGTCCTAAAAAAGGTCTTCATCAAGTTCAACACTATAAACCTACTAAAGATAAAGGTGTTAAAGTAGATTTAAAACCAGGAGATATGCTAGTTTATTCTGGTTGCGATTTAGAACATTGGAGAAAAAAATTTAAAGGCACTGCATGTGCACAAGTTTTTTTACATTATAATAATTGTAATACACCGGGAGCTAAAGAAAATATGTTTGATAAACGTCGACATTTAGGTCTACCAACTTGGTTTAAAAAATGATGTATTATGAAAAAATTTATAGAGCTTTTATCTGACCCTATTTTAGCTACTTCAAAACAAAGAAAAAAAGAAATTTGGGATGTAGAAGGTAGAATTAAAAATGCAAATCAACCTTTTAAATTTGATATAAGGCCTCTCAAACAAGTTAATAATAAAGCTGAAAAAATAGGTTACTTTAAATCTAAATCTGATAAGATGGTTTTTGAAACTATTAATCAGTGGGTTATATTTGATACTGAAGAGTTAAACAAATATGTTAAATCTACAGATAAGAGAGATTTTAACATAGATGAATTGCTAGATAATTTGTCTTGGAATTTAATAATTGATAAAGTAGAGTAGTATTATGCTACAAAAATTAGGATTTTTACCCGGATTTAATAAACAAGTTACACCCACTGGAGCTGAATCACAATGGACAGGGGGAGAAAATGTACGTTTTAGATATGGTACACCTGAAAAAATAGGTGGTTGGTCTCAATTAGGAGATAGTAAATTAACTGGTGCAGCCAGAGGTTTGCATCATATGGTTAATAAAGCCGGCATTAAATATGCAATTATTGGCACAAATAGAATTTTATATGCATACACCGGAGAAGTGTATTATGATATACACCCATTAGTTAATCCATTAGGCACAGCTATTACAAATGCTTTTAGCACAAGCAATGGATCACCAACTGTAACTATTACATTTAGTGGATCACATACTTTTGAAGCTGGCGACATCATCTTGTTTGGTGACACAACTACGTTTAGTGCTATTACAGGTTCTAATTTTGGTGCTTCAGATTTTTGTGATAAAAAATTTATGGTAACAAGTGTACCAAATTCTAGTACTATAACTATTACAATGCCTAGTAATGAAAGCGGAGCAGGAGCTACAACTTCTGGAGGCATAACTTTTTTTCAATATTATCGTGTAGGACCAGCAGAACAAGTTGGTGTATTTGGATGGGGTATATCTCAATACGGAGGAACATCGACTGCTCCTCAAACAACAACTTTAAATGGTGCATTGTTAGATGATGCTAATGGTACTGGTGGATCAGGAACTAGTATCACTTTAACATCTGTATTAAATTTTCCAACAACAGGAACAAATTTTATTCAAGTAGGCACTGAAGAAATTTCTTATACCGGTGTATCAGGAAATGATTTAACAGGTATTACAAGAGCTGTACGAGGAACAACTAGAGCAGCTCACAGCAATGGTGCTACAGTTACAAATTATAGTGATTTTTCTGGTTGGGGTCAATCATCTGCTAACACAGATACAGTTGCTGAACCAGGTATGTGGTCTCTAGATAATTTAGGTAGTACTTTAATTGCTTTAATATTTAATGGAGAGTGTTTTGAATGGAACGCAGATTTAACTAATGCAACAAACACTAGAGCTACAATTATATCTGGTGCACCAACAGCATCTAGAGATATGTTAGTGTCAACTCCAGATCGTCACTTAGTATTTTTTGGAACAGAAACAACTATTGGTGATAAATCAACACAAGACGATATGTTTATAAGATTTTCTTCTCAAGAAAATATTAATGACTACACACCTACAGCTGAAAATAGTGCGGGTACACAAAGACTGGCCGCTGGATCACGGATCATGGGAGCTAAACTTGGTAGAAATGCATTATATGTTTGGAGTGATAC